ATCATTGTGGTCGTTGATTCGTTCATGCCCGTCAAACAGCGCGATTACTTCTTTGCTCTTAACGCCTAACTCTTTTGCCAATTCACATACTTTCATAACTCTCCTTACGGGCCGAGGTCATATAAAGACTCTACCCATGGGTTTTCTTCGAACTCTACAAAGCGGTTTTCCATTGAGTCAACTGATTTTGCTCTTGGAAGCACTAACGATTCATACTGATTAACAAGTTGAGCCTCGCGTGATTCATCTGCTTTCATTGGGTATGAGAGCGCGATTGCCAGTTTATGCGTTACAACGGTTGTAAGCGGCATATTCATTGACTCATCAGATGTCGGGAGGCTGATATATTTAATGTAAACATCGGAGTAATTAGCAAGGAATAGCTTGCCTGAAAGCTCCCACTCAAAATCAAAATCCTGATTATCAGTGCTTTTATACGCCTGAACCAATCGGATATAATCATTAGGAAGCTGAAATGACTTCTCATATGCGAACAATGGGTTTCCGGCAGTCTCAACAAGCTTGATACGCTTAATAGCTGAAGACCAAGAATGCTCCCATAAAACCTCAATGAGAGCCGTGTCGTATAATGAGTTGCATAAATTTGACTCGAAAGATTCCTCATCAACAGAGGAGATGCGCTTCCGGCAAACCTTCGATAAGGCGTTGTTGTAAATCTGTTTCCGAGAGAGAGCCATTAATACCTTAAAAATACAAGAGACAAGGGGGCATTACCCCCCAAGCCTCAATTGTTGCCTTTATGCACTTGCTGAATATTCAATCCAACCATGATACGAGACAGCCGCTGTCGCACTGGTAGCAAAAATAGCTTTGCCTCCAATATCAACGCTATCAAGAACAAGGTCAACAGTTGCGCTGGCCGGATCAAGACCGGTCCCTAGCGCGTCATCATCACCGGCATAACCGACTTTCAATGTTCCCGCCCCGCTATCAACAAACAAAACAAGACGTGTTGCTTTGGTTACAGACGGGAACGCCTTAGTTAATTCGCAGGTTTTATCGGCGGCGCTTGCAACGCATCCGCTAAACTGACGAGTTCGGGTTTTGCCGCTAGACTTGCTGGCAGCGAGTTTCGCACCTGGAAAATCATCCAGTGCCGCGATTTCTGTACTTTGAGCATCAAATGCCATTTTTTTTCTCCGTTAATTGTTATGCAATCGACTGGTCACAAGGAATAAGGATATGTCCATCTTCCTGACGGCGTACTCCACCATGAGACCAACAGGCATACATGCCCCAATTGTAGCGATAACGCTCAATTTTACCGGCTTCAGTGTTGAAGTTCTTGGAAGTATAACAACCAATGTTTTCCTTAATGTACATTGAACATGCGCGAATGTCTGCGGTATCCGTATCAACCGGAGCGCGAACACCTTTGCTGTTTTCTTCCCAGGTAAGGTCAACCACAGTGTTTGACACGTCATAATAAGGCGTGGTTTCACTGAAGATGAATTCGCAACCGAGCCATTTGGATTTCTCACCAGACTCAAGTGCTTCAACAGCGGCATAATCCCGCGATGTGAATTCTTCCGTGTCAAGAAGGTCACTAAGCTGAATAGCCGACATTGTTACATATGGCTGAAGAGACGGATCACGGACATTCCAGCCTGCAATCTTAAGTTTCTCGCGCCCTTTAATAATCTTCTCTTTGGTCATTCCCGCATTACCGGAGGATGCGCCGAGAGTTACCGGAACAGTCTGATTTGTATAATCAAAAGCCACGGAAGTAGTTCCGTTCTTGCCGGTAAAGGCAGGGTTATACATGCTTTTGAATACTTCAATCGACTTAGAGCGTTTGAAAGCCTCTACTGTACGGGAAACATAAGAACTGCGGAAGTCAACCGCTGTACGCATTTCATGATTCTTCTCAAGCATGAGAGGAAGTTCATAATCAGCCGTGAAAACTTTGCGCCGAAGATGATCAAGCTGGCGATACTCCTGCTGACCAAATGCTTCAGTTACTTCGTTCTCAGCCGCACCGCCTAGCTGTTCCCAGAACAATTCTTCTGCGCCGTCGAAATAATCTTCGGCTACTTTCCCGTCGAACTCGCCTACCGTAGTGGTTGCGAGCAGTTCAATATTCTGCGAGTATTTTTTCGCAAAATTGGTGGTTTGATCACCCATATCTACTCTCCGTTTAGTGTTTTAATTTCAACCATTCGGTAGGGTTGTCTCCACACAGAGGCCGTTCCTGCATTTCTACCCTGCTAGGGCTTAGAAGGGTGGGGCGTTTCCGTTATCTCACCCTGTCTAATTTATATTTAGACTAAATATCAATAAGCGTCAAGACATTTTATCCATCAACCTTTCGCGCTTAGCTAAAAGTGGGTCAAGGCGGCGGTCATTTCGATTACCGGTTTCCTGCATAATCGTTTGAATCTCTGAATTCACCTCGCCCAACTGATCCTCGAATCCTGCGCGGGTTGACAGATACGTTTCACCGGCCTGACCTTTCTCGTCGAGGTCTTTAGCGATTTTCCCAAGAAGAAGCATGGTTTGCGGGTTGGCCTCCATTGCTTCGGCGATTTCAGGGGAAAGCCCTTTTGCTCCCATCAATGCGCGAACACCTGCAATCATATCGGCTTTAGATTCGCCCCACTCATTGTTAAGCAAATCAACGCCTTCTTGTTCCTTTTGGGCGGATACTTCGCGCTGATTACTTGCAAGCTCAGCTTCATATCCCATCATTTCAGAAACAAAGCCCTCTGCCTGCTTCTTGGTCATATTGTACTTGATGGCTGTATCTTTCACTTTATCCAAATACGAATCATAACCATCTGTCTGATTCAGCCCTTCCGGAATAGCGAACTCATACCCATCTTTTGTTTCAGGGCGTCCAAGTTTGCCATAAAAGGCGTTCCAATCCGCTTCGTCTGCATCAACGGCGGGGATGTCTCCTTTGTAACCAACCATCTTTTGAAGCTCATTATAAGAGCGGAAAATACTCTGCTCATCGGTGAACTTTGATAGGCTTGGGTTTGATTTCAGGTCATCATCCCATGAATCATAGAAGTTGACCGGGGTTTCTGTCGTAGGTGCTTCAGTTGTCGCTTCCGCGGCTGGTGCATTATCTACTTCTTCACTCATCTATTTCGTCCTCTGGTTCCTGTTCTGTTGGAATACCGTTAAGAATCGACTTGATTCTAAGGATAACAGTGCTCCTTTCAAAAATACGTAGTTTACTATCTGGGTCGGGCGTATATGCGCCGTAGTTACATGCACGCAAAAGGTCTTTTAATACAATCTGAGCCTCTTTTGATTCGTTAAAAACCGCGTGATATGCTTGGTAAAGGTCTTCGTCAACCTCTATGCCTTCATACATTGCCTTATCAACTGCATCCATTATTCAACCTCTACTTGACTTGCTTTAAGCGCCGCATCAGCCACAACGGGCATATTTTCAACCTGCTGTTGCTTCTCCGCTTTATCGGATCTGATTTTGCGGATTACAGCTACATCATCGGTTGTCATATCGATTGCATTTGAAACATTATTTGATTCCATAAACAAATTGGCGAGCTCATCAACATTGAAATTGTCAAGGATTTCAGGTCGGAATTGACCAACAATTGTAGCTTTCTCCCAAGAATCCATTGCCCCATAGACTTCCAATTGCTTAAGAGCTAAAGAGGCTTTTGATACGTAATCAATCTTGAACTTGCGACCCTCAAGGATATCCGGCATTTTAGGATAGCGGTCTTTTCTGTTGAGGATATCGAAAACGCGCTCAAGAAGCGGGGTTGCATATTCGGCTTGCCATTTAGCCAACGGGGGCGACACCTCAGCAAGTCCGATATCGATTCTTTGCATTGTTTCAGTCGCCGTCATATTCTGCTGATCGAGCAATGGATTGAACGCAGGAATGTAAAAAGCCTTGAAAATAGTCTCCTCATCCATCTTCAGCATTTCAATCGTGATACCTACATCGTTCTTCATATCCATCTGAACGGGCGCGCCACCTAATGAAGTCGGATCATAAATTACTTTTGAAACCTCATTGTTCCGCATATGGCGAGTTCTTGAGTCAGCCGCTTCAACCCATGGAGGGTCTGCCCTGTTTTTAGCACCGCGAATAAGCGTAATGCGCTCGTCATTATGGAGCGAAATAGTTTTCGAGCATTCCATATAGCATGAACGCCCATACACCTCATTCCTTGCTTTATACAGTCTTGCCACAGAAAACGGGAAGGTATCATAACCATCTGTCCTGATAACCTCATTCCCTTTCCGCATAATATATTCGCTGACAAACTCTCTATGCAGCGGATTGATCGAATCTTCTTTATAATCGTGGTTTTTGCCGCAACACTGAACTACAACGAATTCCTCGGTAGAACTGCTATTGTATGCTTCAGTGATGAAATCCGGAACATTGTCCTCTCCAAATTCCGTAATCATCTGCTTGGCATTGAATTCGAACTCCACAAAAACATAATCAACACGACCACGCGCATCTACATCAATCCAATACTGGCTTATATGCTGTGTTTTGAAGTTAAGGCGACCATCATACCACTCGCTAAAAGTGTTTGTTGTTCCGATATATGACAATTCCCCGAACCCCTGAAGAACCTCCGCATCAAAATTGCTCTCTTTAAGTTCCGACATTGTGACTCTATCAACATCGTTAAACCAGCGTCCAACTTCCTCATTGTCCATCAGCTCTTTGTCATCAGTTCTGAAGGTGAAGAATTTCCCAGTACCAATGGCATAGGAAAACATTCCGGTCGCAAAACGCCGTCTTGCCTCAATTCCGACATCAGTTATACGTCGAAGGTTGCGCCGTTCTCCCTTTCCGCTGTCACGCCGAATATCAGAATTCTCAGGATTGCAGAAATCTGCACCTGCTTGCCATAAAGTTTCAAAGTTATTGCGCTCCTCTGAACCTTTCAGCTTATCAAGGTGTTTTAGTTTTTGCTCAGGTGTTTGTTTAATCATGTGAGGCTCCCACCTCCGCCGAGCGGATTGCGGGTCAATC